CCAGACGGTGGATGGTACCATGAATGACGCGCAGGTACAGGCCCAGGCCCGGGCCACCTTGTCGTGCTATAACCGCCGGATGCGGACGCTGAAGGTATCCTCCCTGGGGGTGCCCGGCCTGCGGGCGGGACAGATGGTGCTCATGAAGGTGCAGGGGCTTGGGGATATCAATCTCGACCAATACGTCCTTTTGGAGAAGGTGACCCACACCTGGGCAAATGACGACCACACAATGGAGTTTGAGACCCTGGGGCTGGAACATGTGTAAGAGGTGAGTGCGTGGATCTGAAAGATGTTCTGTACCAGATGATGCAGGAGAACACCGCCGCCGGGCAGCCAACAGACCTGCGGGTGGGCACGGTGACCAGAGAAGAACCGCTGGAGATTACCATTAACCCTGCCACATCTCCCCTGAGACGGAGGCAGCTCTGCCTCACTGAGCCGGTGATTGAGAAGAAAATCCCGGTGCTGGCCCACAGGCACCGGATTCAGACCCTCGCCCACACCCATGCCAACTCGGCGGGCACCACCACCACGGGACTGGACGGCTCCTACCTGGGGGAATACGCTCTGGTTTCTGAGGGGGCGGATGCCGCCCTACAGGGGGAGGACATCGTGTGCTGGGAGGACGGGAAGAAGCTGCCTGTCAAGGACGGTTTTATTATCCTGAACCGCAGGCTGGAGGAGGGGGACAGAGTGCTCCTGCTGCGGGTACAGCACGGGCAGAAGTTCATCGTCCTGTCCCGGATTTTTGAGGAGGAAGCCTGATGCCGACTTTGCCTACATCCGCTATCGACCTGTCCGCCGGGGTGTCCTTCGTCTCCCAGCCCTCCAGGACGTGGTATATCAACAAGGAAACCAACCGCATCCAGGGGGAATGTGACGGCTGGTATTCTGTCCGGCAGGCTGTGGAGGTCATTCTCAATGTGGAGCGGTTCCGCTGGCAGATTTATTCCCCCTACTCCGGGATGCAGTGGGATGGGCTCATCGGGCAGGACCCGGGGTATGTGGCCTCGGAACTTCAGCGGCGTATCACCGAGGCGCTGAAAATGGACGACCGGGTGCGGGGGATCTCCGGCTTTACGTATGCCGTGGAAGGGGATATGTTGAGGGCCTCCCTCACCGTGAGCACAGTATATGGAGAGATGCAGACCAGTGTGGAGGTGGATATCACTTGATTGACTTTACTCAAGAGACCTATGCGAGCCTCCGTCAGGAGATGCTGGACCGGGTGCCCGATACTTATGACAAGCGGGACACGGCCCCCATCCCGACGGCCATCTCTCCGGCGGCCTACACCCTGGCGGGGTTCTATCTCAGCCTGGATCAGGTACAGCGGGCGGCCTTCGTGCAGACAGCGGTGGGGGATTCCCTGGATATGTTGGCTGTGATTGGCGGCCTGACCCGATATCCGGCCTCCGCCGCGGTACGCCTGGGCGTGTTCAATACCTCTGTGCCCATTGGAGCCCGGTTCTCCACCATCAACGGAGCGGGCTCAATCAACTTTACCGTAACGGCGGCAACCGATATGGGGAACCAGTACCAGCTGGCCGCGGAGACCCCCGGCGCCATCGGAAACGAGTACACCGGGCCCATCCTGCCGATCACCGCCATCCCGGGGCTGACCAGTGCACAGATTACGGATATCCTGGTGCCTGGTGACGACACGGAGACCGACAGCGCATTTCGGGAACGGCTGATTGAGGCGCTCAATAACCGTCCCTTTGGCGGCAATATTGCCGACTACCGCCAGAACGTCCTCGCCATTGACGGCGTGGGCGGGGTGCAGGTATACCCCACCTGGAACGGCGGTGGCACTGTGAAGCTGTCCGTGCTGGGGGCGGACTTCCTGCCTGCCTCATCCACACTGGTGGAGAAGGTGCAGAATGCCATCGACCCGCCCCCCAACCAGGGGCTGGGGCTGGGCTTGGCCCCTATCGGGGCAAAGGTGACGGCGGTGGCCCCGACAGGGGTGGCGGTGAATGTCTCCGCCACCCTCCTGCTGGCCGCCGGACATGCCATCGGACAGGTGCAGGAACCGGTGGAGCAGGCCATTGAGACATATCTGCGCAGTGTGCGGCAGGGGTGGGACGCCAACGTGTCCTCCAACAACGTGTCCTACGCTGCCGATGTGTACGTGGCCAGGGTTACCGCCGCTATCGTAGGGGTGGCCGGCGTGGTCAACGCCACCAACGTGCAGCTCAACGGCGGTACGGCAGATCTCCTCTTGACGGAGACGGGCGAAACCCAGCAGGTGCCCGTGATAGGGACGGTGACGCTGAATGAATCCAATTGAGCTGGATACCAGCCTGCTGTCCCTGTTGCCCCCGTGGTACCGGGAGGTGCTGGACTATCAGCAGATCTGCTTGACCGAACAGCAGCAGTTTGAGGCCCTGGCGGAGGAAATCGTGGGTGTGGCTGACAATTTCTTTTTCCAGACGATGGACGAGAGGGCGGTTGGCATGTGGGAGCAGGTATTCCGAATTGTACCAAATCCACAGGTGGAAAGCCTGGCGTTCCGAAGGACCCGCGTGCTCAACCGCATTTCTACCCGTCCGCCCTATACCCTGGGATTCCTCTATCAAAAGCTGGACGAGCTGATTGGGCCGGGTGAGTGGAAGGTCACGGTAGACTACCCAAACTACACACTTTATATCGAAAGCGCGGCCCAAAACCAGAACTACGCCACTGAGCTGGCTTTCACCATCAACCGTATCAAACCGGCGCATATCGTGTGGGTCAACGCCCCGTTTGTGCGGACGGGGCTGCTGCTCTCCGAGATAATTTCGTCCGCGCAGAGAATTTATAACTACAGGCTGGGGGCGTGGGAGCTGGGGCGGCTGCCCTTCGCAACCGACGGCCCGGAGGGAGTGATTAAGATGCCTGAGACGCCATCCATCCAGCAGGCCCTCTTGGCCGGTGTGGCGAACTTCGTCAGCGGCGATGTGGCCTCCGCCCGGGTCAACGGAACAGTTGCGATTACCGGACTGACCAAGACCGTAGAGGGGTCGGAGCTGACCGTCACCTATACCATCATGCCGTCCCAGGCCACAGAGATCACCGCCCTGGAACTGCTGGATGCAGAGGGGAATATCCTCACGTCCTCCACCGTGTATATCCCTGTTACCACGAATGTGGTCTTGAAGCACATTATCCCTGTAGCGGAAGGAGTGGTAAGCAATGGCTGAAAATCCGATCAAAACTCCGCTTCCGGCGGACTTGCCGGAGGACTGGACCGGCGGACAGACCGTGGCCCCCACCGGGGCAGAGGTGGGCTTGAGCGAGCAGCACGGCTACAACTACCTCATGGAGCAGGTCAACGCCGCGCAGACGGCCGCTAAAGAGATCGGAGAGGCATTTTCGGGACTGGCGACGCTGGGGCCCGATGGCAAGGTGCCAGGTGAGCAGCTCCCAAAGATGGACTATGACCCGGCGGGCAGCGCGGAGGCGGTGCAGAAGAACTTGACTGCCCACACCGGGAACAAGAACAACCCCCACGCCGTTACGGCGGAGCAGGTGGGGGCTCTTGCAAGTTCCGGTGGAGTCATGTCCGGGGCAATCAGCATGAGTGGTCACAAGATAGCCAATCTGGCCGCTCCTGCTGATTCCACGGATGCCGCTAATAAGCAGTATGTGGACGAGCACGCGGGGGCGAGGGTTATTTTGGGGAGCTATGTGGGGACAGGAAAAACAGGTAAAAGCAACCCTAATCAAATAACCTTAGCCGAACCCTTTAAAATACTCTGTATTTATGGTATGCAATCAAATAATTACTATAAGAGTATCGACGGTTATGGAAATGGCGAGACTTCTAATATTATTCATAGCAGTATTATCCCTACTGAGTATACAAAAGGCATTAGTTTTGGTTTTGGCTACCGTTATTCCTCAAGAGATTCTTACGGTAAAAAATCAACGGATGGAAAAACTTTCAGTTGGTATTTTGACCTTACCACACCTGATGCGACAAGTGAACAACTTAATGCATCTGGAACTGTATATTACTACTACGCCATAGTTTAGAGATAAGAGGTGAATTAAATATGACCATCATCCAAATTGACCCGCTGGAGACCGGCCAGCACCCGATCCAGAGCCAGAGCGGGCGGAGCGCCTGCTGGCTGGATGACTACATAGAGGTGCCCGCCCACCTCCATGACGCGGTGTGGGCGACCTATGGCTGGTGTGACCTCCAGATTGAGGGGGACAAGCTGGTGGGCATCACGCCTACTGAGCGGCCTCCAGAGCCGGAGCCGGAACCCCAGCCGCCCCTCGCAGAGGACATCACTCTGGACATGCTGTCCGAGCACGAGGAACGACTTTGTATGTTGGAAATCACCACCAATGCTGTTTGAGGAAGGGGAAGGACATGAACACGGTATTTAATCTCTGCAAGCTGCTTATTGACCGGGGCCGCACCGACGGCCTCCAGGACAAGATGGATGTCTATCTCGCCGCCGACCGGCTCACCCCGGAGGAGTACCAGGAGCTGGCCGGGCTACTGGCCCCGGAACAGTAATCAACAGCGGGATCGCTGGATAAAAGGATGTGAATCAAATGAGTAAGCTCATTACATACATCCCGCTCTCGTCCGTGGAGCGGATTGAGCTGAGAGTCACCAACTGCCGCAAGACGCTCTCTCAGGTCAAGGCTGAAACAAAGGCCCATTACGTGCTCAATGGCGGCATGTGGAACCCAGACGGCACCCCCTGCCCGCTGCTTAAGGTGGGCGGGGCGATGCTCTCCGGCACGCCCTGGCGTCCGATGGGCTACGCCTGGGACAAGGGCCCGGACATCCGCATGACATCCGAGTACGGGGGAGCGGCCAACTTTATCGCTGTGACCGCCCTCGTTACCTCCGGTAAGCCGGTGGATAAGCCCTCCTACGGATCAGCCCAGGGAGGCAAGAGGGGGCGCAGCGCCATCGGTCTGCGCGGCGGCGATCTGGCCCTCTACTGCTCCGGAGACGGCACCGGAGACGCGGCCACGCCGGAGGCGCTGCGAGACGAGCTGGCCGGGCTGGGCTGGGCCTCCGCCGTCATGCTAGACGGGGGCGGCTCCAGCCAGTGCGATTTCGGCGGGGAGCGCATCACCGCCAGCCGCAAGGTGCACAACTGGATTTGCGTCTGGCTCAAACAGGGCGGCCAGGAGCCGCCGGACAAGGAGGAGAGTATGGGCAAGTACAAAGTGACGCCCAGCATCGGCGTCAACATCCGAAGCGGCCCCGGCACCGGTTACGGCAAGGTGGGGGCGTACCCCATGGGCACGGTGGTGGACGTGCTGGAGGCCAGGGACGGCTGGGGCAGGACAGATAAGGGCTGGGTGTCCCTGGCCTATCTGAAGGCCGTGGAGGGCCCTCAGAGGGCCACAGACAACGGCATCGCCATCCAGGAGCATATTATTTCCGATGGGCGTAAAAACCGGCCGGGCAGGGACACCAACCCGGACACCTACATCACCATCCATGAGACCGGCAACGCGGCCAAGGGCGCCGACGCCGCGGCCCACGGGGCCTATCTGGACAGCGCCGCCGGGGAGGATGCTCTGGTGAGCTGGCACTACACCGTGGACGACCACGCCATTGTCCAGCACCTGCCCGACTACGAGACGGCCTACCATGCCGGGGACGGCAAGGACGGGCCGGGCAACGCCACCAGCATCGGCATCGAGATCTGCGTCAACGCCGGGGGCGATTTTGCCCAGGCTCAGGCCAATGCCGCCAGCCTGGTGCGCCTGCTCATGGAGGATCACGGTATCCCCATCGACCGAGTGGTGCAGCATGCCCACTGGAACGGCAAGGACTGCCCCAAGACCATCCGGGCCACCACCGGGGCCTGGGAGGGCTTCTTGGCTCTGTGCCGGGGAGAGACGGCGAATGTGTCCAAGTTGGACACCGACGTGGACACGCTGGCAGAGGCGGGCATCATCAACAGCCCGGACTACTGGCGGGCCGGGGACTACTCCGCCGCCAACGTCCAGGCGCTCATCGGCAAGATGGCCGACTATGTAAGGGGGGACTATTGATATGGAGCATATCAACGGATTCAAGACGGCGGTCGCCGCCGTGCTGGGCGGTCTGACGGCCCTGTGGGGCTGGTTTGGCTGGCTGGTGCTTGCTTGGCTGCTCTGTATGGCGCTCGACTACGGCACCGGCACCGCCGCCGCCCTCCGGGCCGGGGAGTGGTCGTCCAAGGTGGCAAGGGACGGCCTGTGGCACAAGCTGGGGGCCGTGGTGGCCGTCCTGGTGGCCGCCATTCTGGACGGGGTGATCGGTTTGATTCTAGCCAACATCCCCGCCCTGGAGATGCCCTTCCAGTATGAGGTATTTGTGAGTGTTCTGGTGCTGGTCTGGTATATCATGACCGAGCTGGGGAGCATTGTGGAGAACATCGGTGCCCTCGGTGCGCCTGTACCTGCATGGCTCCGCAAGGCCATCGCCGCCCTGGAGTCCACTGTGGACGGCGCGGGGGACAAGCTGGGCGGCGGTGACCAGAGAGAAAGTAAATAGGCAAGAAAAAGGGGGCACCAAGATTAAGTGCCCCCTCTCGTTATTGACATCCATAATACTCCATGATATCCTAGGATAAAATAAAAGAATCTAAAAAATATTTGGGTAATGCATGGGTAAAACTGGGCGATAGGTTGCGGAGCTACTGCGGCGCAATGGAAACGGAAAATATTTGGCAGACTGTAAATCTGTTGCGATTCGCTTCGGTGGTTCGAATCCACCCTCCTCCACCAAAAAATGTCTCGCCAGTCGGCGGGGCATTTTTTCGCATCTGGGATCTCCAAATGGTGATACTGAACGAATGGAATAGAACTTATGTTCGATTACGAGGCTATAATAACACCAAATGGAGATAACAGTCAAGGGCTTTTTTCTGGTTTCTGTTGCAAATGGTGATAAAATATGATAGGATAGCCCCAATAATGGGACAGGAGGGACGGACAGATGGAGCGGGAGAGCAGCCTTGGCGGCCGCCTGCGCCGCCTGATGGAGGAAGAGGGACTCAGCTATGAGCAGCTGGGGGAGCGCCTGGGGATGAACCCACAGACGCTGAACCGCTATGTGCTGGGCCAGCGGGAGCCGAAAATCGGCACGGCCTCCGCCATGGCCGCCGCCCTGGGTGTGGACCCCCTGTGGCTGTTGGGCTACGATGTGCCCCGCCGTACCGGACAGCGGCAGTCCGTCCCCATCCTGGGCACTATCCGGGCGGGGCTGCCCATGGCGGCCGAGCAGCGGGCGGAGGGCTGGGCCACCGCCGACGTGGCGGAGCCGGAGGAGCACTTCTTCCTGCGGGTCACCGGCGACAGCATGATCAACGCCGGTATCCGGGACGGGGATCTGGTGCTGCTGCGGCGGCAGGATACGGCGGAGAACGGCCAGATTGTGGCCTGTCTGGTGGACGGGGAGGACGCCACCCTCAAGCGCTTCCGCCGCCAGCGGGACATGGTGCTCCTCCAGCCGGAGAACCCCGCCTACGAGCCCAAGCTGATCCCCCTGTCGGATTTTGAGACCGGCGCGGCCCGCATCGTGGGCGTGGCGGTGCGCCTGGTGCGGGAACTATAAAAAGGAGAGATGCGGAATGCTGACCGAGGATTGGATGATGCGCCAGGTGGACGCCCTGGCCCGCTCCATTGCCTATCTGGTGTTTCAGAAGGAGTCCACGGGCTATGTGCCCGCCGGGGCGGCGGAGGACGCCGCGCTGGACGAGCTCCACCGCCGCCTGCTGGAGAAGGTCAACGCCGGGGACATCGGCGGGGCGGAGGATCTGCTCTTTGCGGAGAGCGATCCCGACGACCGGCGTTATCTGGAGCTGGCGGTGGACTTCTATGCCCGGCTCAACGACCTAACCGACGCCCAGCTGGAGGCGGCGGGCTTCGGCCGGGACGAGCTGGAGGAGGGCCTGCGGGATATGGCGGGCCGGTTCGGCGTATCGCTGCTGTAGTCAGAGGAGGAGTTGGAATGAAGGTGGAATTCGGAGCCATGGAGGAGACCGCCATCCCCGGGTTCAAGGGCGGCGAGGGAGTGACCCACGCCAGGATGTTTGCGGACGGGCGCAACCGCATCATGCGGGGGCGGCTGGAGCCGGGGTGCTCCATCGGCCTGCACACCCACGAGGGGAGCAGCGAAATTGTGTACGTTCTCTCCGGCACGGGT